GCTCTATTAAATTTTTTCGCCCTTTCTTATTTGCACCTGACGCAGTACAAAAAACAAGCACCGAACAGTGTCATAGTTTTCACTGTCCAGTGCTTAAATTTTTAATCTACAAATTTACAATATGATAAATCAACAAAGCAGTTAAGGTTTGACTCATTTCGGTAATAACCCCAGTTTGTATCATAAGCAGAAGTGTAGCTTAATATCGTAAACTCTGTACCATTCGGAATTGTATTCCTAACTGTACTTGTTGGGTTAGCCTTTGAATACACATTTATTTCAGTAGGACAAGCAACACGATATTTACCAATTTTAACAGTCTGTAACTGATATATTTTTCGCCACGGTGTTCGTGTTATTTCACTACCATTAATGTAGATAAAGCGATATGCACAGAAAGACTGATGATATATAATTTGTGCTACTCTGTTATCTGTTCCAACATTAAGAATTACAACATCACCACTTGTAAAATCAGCAGGGTAATTAGTTAAAAAGTTTGCTTTAGTGCTGAACGCACCAATTTTTGTAAGCGTGTCCAAATCAGTTGTTTCTTTAATAACATTGTTTGTGCTTCCGTCAAAATTGAGTAATGTTCTATTGGCATTGTATCCATATTCAACTCGGTTGGTCATATTATTTGTTGGGTAATAACCTTCAAAATTCCATCTTTTTGTGTAAATTCTAAAGTTGACACCATTTAACTGTTCATACACGCTATCTGGTACAAGCCTTATTAATGGATTGACATCACCTGATACCAGTTGTTTAATAGGTAGTGTGAACTGTGCTCCGAAAGAATGGAACTGTGCAGAATATACAAAGTCCATATTTTCATTTCCCGAACTGTTATTAGCAAATGCTACATACCTTAGTCCTCCTACCTTGTCATTTAGAACAATGGCATCAATGACTTGTGGTGAGAAAAGGAACATTGTACCAAATTCAGAAACATTTGCAAAAGCCTGTAAATAATAAGCTGTACGCATATTATCAATTGTGCAGTTTGCAAAGCTACACACAGCGTTAGGTGGTAATACGAAGCCAATTGACTCTTTGAAATAATCGCTATAATCATTTTCTATTGAAGTATCATACAACGCACCTAAACTTTGCCATATGTGTACATTTGTAAATTTATCATCTGAACCAGTGTACACACCTCTTTGAGTGTTTTGTATAATTAAGTTAGAAAAGAAGTTATCTGTGCCACCTGAATAAATGCCATATGAACCCCACGGATAAGGATATACTTTTGTGCTACCCTCTTTTTTAAAGCTTCCTGTCCTAAAGTTTCGGAAAGTTGAATTAACTACCCTTGTTTCAATAACATATTCAGCAATGTTGCTGTTGATTGAACCAAGGTATATAGCTTCTTTTAAAAAGTGTTGAATAATTACATCATCAAAGATTAACCCAACACATCGGTTAGCACATACACCATATTTTGTTTTATAGTGCATATCAATAATGCCACCGCTTATGCGTGAGCGATATGTGATAAAACTTTTAGCACCTGTTGTTGCAGTATTTATAGCTATGAAATACTGTGTTTCTTCACCATCATAGAGTAATCTTGCATTATTAGATAATTCAAGATTTATTTCCATTGCGTACAAAGAATGAGTACAAATAAATGTACCGTTAGGAATGAACAGTGACAAACCATATGACAGTAACGAGTTGATAATTGTTGAGCAATCATATTCATTGCTTATTTCAGCACTTTCGGGATATTCTCCATTTTCAGTGGGGTATTTTTTGCAACCGTATCTTAAAATATTTATTGCTTCATTACCTCTATCATTTGTTTGTACATTTGAATCACTGTCATCAAATTTTTTAGCATTAAATATTTCAACAGCTGTAAAGTAAAGATTTTCTGTTTTTTCAGATTTGATTGATAATTCATTCACAGGTTCAGAAGTTGTAATGTATGTATTATTACCACCGTCACCTTTATAGTAATATCCCTCTGTTGTAACAAATCGACCAATGCTATAAAGGGTGTTCTGCATAACTGATACTGTGTCAGCAGTGCCAAATAAAGAATGAAATGTACCGTCTTTTATCATTCTGTCAATTATGTTATTAACTTCACTCTGAATATCTAAATTATCAAAGTAATTATTGACATAATCTTGTAGTTTGATAAATGCTTCAAGTAAATCATCAATGTTATTTCCCATTGATGAAATATCCTTGATAACATTGTTTAAATAGTTTACAACTTTATTAAGTAACTCATAATATGAAAGAGCGTCATCATAAACTAACGGCAAAACTTTTTGACACCAAAAACGAAATTCTTTTTGGTGAGTGTATCCCTCAAAAGAGGGTGTAAAATTTGCTCCCATAATTTCACCTACCATAAATTAAAAAATAAATCAGATAATTCATCTATTATCATTTTATCAATGTTAATAAATGTTTCTCTGTATTTCTGTAACATTTCAGCGTATGTTAAATTATTTCTTTTACCTTTAACAGTTAAAGTATTATCATTCTTATTCCAACCCTCATTATTTTCATCTGTTTTATTTTTACTTAGTTTCTCTTGTGTAGCAGTATCAGAACGATTGTCAAATTCTAATGTATTGACATCATTCCTATCTGCAAATTTTTGAGTATTAACATCTTTTCTATTTTCAAATTGCGTTGTATGCGTGTCATTTCTTCCAGTAAAACTTTTCTCTGTATCATTTTTAATATTGTTATAGGTTTCTACTTCATTTGTGGTATAAGTTTCTTTTTGAGCTGTTGTTAAATAATCTTCTGAAATAAGACCGTTAAGACCGCCCTGTGGTGTATCACTTTTAGTTGTGATTTTTGTGGGTGGTGTTTTAGTAGTATTACCAGTAGTTGTAGACACATCTTTTTCGCTACCTTTATAATCTGTGGAATTAGTTTCTTTGCCCTCATAGCTTGTAGTGTTTGAACTTCCACCATTATAATTTGTTGTACTTTTTTCTTTACCAGACTTTGTATAAGTACTGGTGTCAACACCGCCTAAGTTTTGAAAGTTAATTATTTTCTTCAAGTTGTTGAGAGCAAGACCGTCATTAACTTCTGTATAATTAACATCAGCAAATACATCAAATTCCATTAATGCAGATTTATAGAGCTGATTATAATATGGCATAATGTTGCACAGTTTAGTTTGCAAACGCAATTTCCATAAACCAACAGTTTCCTCACAGATTTCTCTTGTGTAATATGTTCTTAAAATTTTAACTTCAAGCGGTAATCTATACTCTTCATCAAATATAGGAAAATCAAAGTTAAATATTTTAGGTGCAACTTCTGTGAGAATTTTATTGATGTCATTAAATCCTGCACTCTTGTTATTATATTCACTTTCGCATATAAATCTTACTTCGGTTGTGTAACTACTCATTGTTTATAGCACCACCTTCACCGTCAGAATTAGGCTCGCCGTCAATTGTATCATTTGCTTCATTATCTATTGATTGATAATCTTCACGATAATCGCACCAAATATCCAATCCAAACATTTCATTAATTTGTTTGCAAGCCTGCCGTCTTGACTCAAGTCTTGAATATCTACTTGCAATTGTACCACCTTGATTTCTTACAACTTCATCTGTAATCATTCTTTCTTTTTTAACTGAATTTATGTTTGATATGCCTAAATATGTTAATGCTTCATTCCAAATTCTTGCCTTTAAATCTGATAATTTATCACTTGTATAAGGTGCGTCTGTTTTAAGCACTTTAAGTGAATTAGGGCTTAAATTTTTGTCAGCAAAAATAATCGGTTCGTTTCCGTCATATTTCATATATAGGTTTTTCATAGTTAAACGCTGACTTTCACTGCAAGTAATTAATATAGGTGTTTTTTGTGCATTGACATTGACATCAATAATTCTGTCAATATTGTATAATCTTTTTGCAAACATTTCAACATCTAACATACTATTAGTGTGAATTAAATTGTTAAAGATAATAACACTGTCTGTTTCATTTAAAATTTTATTATAGCCATTTGAAGCATAAGCTGTTCTGATATTAGGTATTTGATATACATTGAAAGTACCACCTATCATAGTGCGTAAAGCTAAACAACCAAGTACATCATCTTTAAAGAATACACTCATTCCGTCAGAAAATAATGCTAACTCTAAAAATCTTACATCAATAGTAGGCGGTAGATTTTTCCATTCAAACATACCAATAGACAACTCCACAAGCCGATTATAATACTGCATAAATGTAGCATTATTCATTGAAGCAGATTGCCAAAAATGTCGATTTTTAACTCTTCCCAAAATTTATCACCTCTTTATACTGTGTTGTCTAAACTATAATTTCCTATTTCGCTACCCTTTTTCCAAAAGGTTATACCTTTATCATAAATAGAACAAATCTTGTGCATATCATCAGACGGAACTGAACCTTTTACTACACAACCTACGGTTTTAGTATATGTCCAATGAGGTCGTACATTCCTATTAGGTGTTTTTACACGGTGCGTAGCATACCCAAATTTATCAAAATAATCATCAATTGTTTTTGCCATTTCGGGTGTTATACATTTTGTAGAAATCATAAAATTAAGCAGACCCAGCCAGTATGAAATAACACCACTTGTCTGACCGCTTGTTTGAGAGCCTTGTAATTTCGCTTGTTCACCCTCATTCATAAGATTAGCAATCGTACCAAGTGTATTAAGACCTGCACCTGCAACAGCTCCAGCCACATTACCAACCATTGCTCCACCTATTGCACCGATAGCCATACTGTTAAGCAAGTTTGGTAAGGTTTGTGTTTGCGTTCGTGCAAGCCATTGGTCGTAGTAATTAGATGAAAATGAAATAGCTGGGAAAGACCTCATTGCAAGAGCTTCGTCTGTATTTTCACCAACATTTTTATAGTTTGACGGATAAAGAATAGCTGGTGAACCGCCTGAAATATCACTACAAACAAAGAATGTAGGTTTACCGTCTAAAAAATATTCAAACTTATAAATAGCTGAACCGCCCTGATTATTTGTAACATATATAAATGTATAGGGGTATTGTAAGAGTTTTTTATTTCGGGGTGCATATTGCCAAATCATTGCAGCTGAGTGTGTCAATAATTTTTTAATTGTACTCGGACCGATATTAATTGCAACAGTAGAGTTTGCGACAGTTGTTCTATGTTCTTCTGTATTGGTATTATTTGTTCCGTCAAGTCCACAGCCTGTTAAATAGTTAATAAGACCGTCGGCATTAGTTTCAAATGCATATGTACCTGAAACGATTTTCTTATTTAATATTGTATAAGCTGAACACGTTATAGGGTCATATGTTTGTGGGTCACAAGTTGTTTGCACAATATAATTAAGTCCAAAGTCACTTGTTGTACGATTTCCATACACATACTCACCAACATTTATTGACTCGGGTACAAGGTTTTCGCCTATTTCATCTGTTGCACTATGCTCACGGTCTATAAAACATTCTTTTAAAGTATAATCAAAAAACCAAGTCTGCATAACATCAATTTCAAATTCAATTTCTGAAACACCATTGTTAATGTACTCAACTGATTTAATAAAGGCATAAAACCATTTACTACCAAACGCAGAATTTTGAAACATTAAATAGTTGCAGTCATAAAGACTTTCAGCATTTTTCGCTATGCGTATATATCCACGCTTAACACGCTGATACGATTGTGCTTCAAAAGTATATTTAGCTAAATCACTAAAGTAACTACTTTGAGCTGAACTGTCGCCAAAATAAATAGTGTGTTCATATGTATCATCTAATGGAACATTGTGTAATATTTTTATTGAGGTATTAGGATTTATATACATTTATATCACCTCTCATATTTTACCCACCCTTACCCAAACAGTTTAACTGTTTTCACATCAATAATTTTTATTCTACTTTGATAGTAGCCGTACCTATTTTTTTCTTATCAAAAGTAGAAGTAGCAGTAACAGTGATAGTTGTACCCTTTGCAACTTCTGCACCAATTGATACCTTGCCAAAAATATCAACGGTAACACCGTCTGTAATGTCAGTACTCCAAATGACTGATTTTGGTGCAAAGTTTTTAGTAACAACAGTTACAGAAAGCTGAACATCCTGACCTGCAACAGTTGACAAAGTAGAGGGCGAAATTGTAACACTTGTAACTGACGGCACATCAGGAACAAATACGCTTGCGTTTGCAAAAGGTGAAACGCTGAAAGTTTTCCAAATATGATACCAGTAATTCCAGTACAAGCCCTCGCCGTTATACTGTTCTGTAAATTCATAAAGGTTGTCAAAAATCATAAACCAATTCTTGTCAACAAGAACAGCGGGAATTTCATTCAAAGCTGTCATTTCATCTTCGGTAAATGGTGTATAAGTTTTATCGTTAGCAAACAGCTTGTTAAGTCGTTCAACATCCATTGTGCCGAAGCTGTCAACAAGTACTCTGTGACCTGTAAATGCCGCCTTGTCCATATTGAACGCAGAAGCAAGAACATCAACATCCATAATAGCGTCAAAGTTGCTGTTGACAATAAGATACTGATTGTCTTTATCAACATAGTTGCTTACGCCTGCAACATTGTACTTTGTTGACATAAATTCATAGTTGTTGCTTATACCCTTAATAGTACTTGCAACACGCTTCATATTTGCTTCGTCAATTGTAGGAACAGTAACAGGGTAAAGTCTGCCATTGAGAATATTCTTTGCAAGCATATATTTCATTGTCTGAAATTCATCATAGTTTGCACCTGCGTACATACTGTTGACAATCTTTGTGATAAGGTCAGTAATACCCTCCCACGAAAGAAAAGCCTGTGAAAGCTGTTTGTTCTGAATTGTTGTCTTGTAAAACTTCTGATAATTAATGCTGTGAAAAGCTGAACGAACATCAGGAATTTCTCTTGCAAAAACCTTACTTTCGGATTTTTCAACATCATACTCAAAAGGCTTAGCAATGTTTACGAAAATTTCTTCAATTGTTTCACCAAATTCAAGAATACCCTGCTTAAAAACAGTCCACGGGTTTGAATACATTTTTGAAGTAATCATAACCCTGCCGATACGGTTGATAAGTGCGGAAAGAAATTCATTCTGTAATGCGGGGAACTGCATAATAATACCGCCGATTTCCTTGATAGAAGCAAGGGAATTATCAGCCTTTGGTACATAATCTCTGTAATTTGTGCTTGCACCATTTCTGATTGCATTTAAAATGTCAACAGAGTTTCCTGTTAATTTTGTTGTTGTTGGTTTGGTTGCCATAATTTATTTCTCCTTTCTTTCAAACAAATCATCAATTGTAAGTGATGAACTGTCTTTCTCTTTTTCTTCGGGTTCAACAGGCGGATAATTTACACTACCTGAAAAGAAACGGTGTGCATATTTCTTTTTCCAACTTTCATCAAGCTCGTGGTACTTCTGTTCCCAGTCAGTACCGTCACCATTTGCACGCTCTTCAAGTGCATTATATGTGTCTGACATATCTTCAATGAAGCTAATAGCTTCATCAGAATTATCTGTACCAACACGATTGTGTATTCTTTCAAAAAATTCATCACGCTTTAATACACCCATAATATCACTCCTTATATTTTTAATAAAATATTATTTGCACAATGAATAAAAAGTGTCTTTTCCTGCAATACCGTCAATAGTTAAATTGCATTTTAACTGATAAGATTTAATTGCAGAAGTTGTACCATTGCCTGCAATACCGTCAAATCCATTAGTTGAATAACCATTACAGATAAGAAGTCCTTGCAGAATTTTAGTTATATTTCCCCTTGTTCCATTAGAAATATTTCTTATAGCCGATTTAGTTTTAATTCCAAAAATACCGTCAATATCAAGATTAGCATTATACTGTTTGTTAAGTTCGGTTTGTAATGCTTTAACTAATGCTTTTTTTGTTAAGTTTCCGTAAATTCCGTCAACTATTAAATCAGCGTTATAGTTAGCATTTAACCACTTTTGAACAGCTTTAATATTTGAATTAGTAGTTATTGAAATGTTTGTTGAATTATTTAAATCTTTTCCAGTTGATGAATAATCATAATAAGAAATGTTCATATCTACATTACAATTAATACCGTCAATTCTACCCATACTTGAATACTGCCATATTTTACAGTCTGTCGGATAAGTAGGTTTATTTAAACTGTACTGTGCTACCCATTTATCATATTTACCTAAACGGTTAATATCAAGCCTATCTTTAAAACCCGATATTGAAGAACCATAAATCCCTACTTTATACCCAAGTTTTTTAAGATAGTCACAAAAAGTTATACTTGCTGTTGTAGCACCATATTTCTGTGACGGTGCTGTTAATTCAAGGTCAAGAAAAACAGGATAATCAAATGTTTTTCCTTTGATAATTTTTGCAAAATGCTTAGCATTTTTTATACCTTTTTCGATTGTGTCAAAATTACTTCCAACAATGTAATAGCAACCAATTTTAAGACCTGCTTTTTTAGCATTGTTGTAGTTGATTTCAAAGCAATTATCGGTGTAAAAACCATCATCAGACCCACCAGCTTTAATAATTACAAAATCAATACCACTTAATTTGACCTTATCAAAGTTGATAAATCCTTGCCAAACTGATACATCAATTCCCTTTTCGGTATTCGCCATTGCTATTCTTCCTTTTCTGTAAATGATTTTTCCAAATCAATACTTTCCATAACTGCTCTTGCTTCAAGTACAATGATATAATCTCTCATTGCTTTAATTTGTAGGTTGTATGTACTGCGTGGGCAAGTCGGAACAAAAGATAGTTTCCCTCTATCCCATTTATCAAGCATTTTCTTCAACCCTTTATAACGGATTACCAATTGCTGAAATTCAGCTATAAATCTTTCTTTATAGTCCTTACTCACCATACCGTTAATTGTTTCTGATAAAATCATAATAATTATTCCTCTACTTTCTCATAAGTTTTATTAAAGATGTCAGGTTTACAAGGGTACTTCTCACCGTTTACGCCTGTAATAATGTAATCGTCAATACTTGCTTTCATATCACCCTCAAGAGTGTGAATGATAATTTCCTTATCAGTTTGCTCTGCTTCAATTACAACAGGCTTTTTTCTGTATTTTGCCATAACTAATCCTCCTATAAAATGATTATTTTTTCTTTGTTTTTTACTTCATTTCTTCTTCATCTTTTGTTTTTAATTTTTCAAGATACGGCTTAAATAATTTTCCTAAAACAGGGTTTACTTCTGCAAGGTTTTCCATACAGCTTATTGACTCCATAACGCAAATATAAGCAGATACTACACCAAGCAATGGTATGTTGACACCGATATTCACATAATGACTACCGTATTCCAATAAGCCTGAACCAAAAATTGCAATCACTTCTGCAAGTTTATGAAATAACCCTTTTCTCAACGCTGTACTATTTAATTTTTTATTGTAAAGAGCTTTAATAATTCCTGTTACAATGTCAAATAAAATAAAACACAGTGTTACAATGTAAATCGCCATAGTCAAATCACCACCTTTCTTGTATTAATTATATCATAAAGATTGACAAATTGCAATAGGTATGGTATAATTAATTATGATAAAATTGATTTAGGTTATCAAATAAAATAAAACCTTGTACTTATAAAGGAGTAAAATATTCTAATGAGTGAATACTATGACGGTACTAAATTGTTGTCATTAAAAGACCTAAATGGTAAAACACCTGAAATATATTTGTGTACTACAAATAGAACGGGTGGAAAGACAACATATTTCGGTAGACTATGCGCCAAAAAATTTACTGAAAAGCAAGAAAAATTCGGATTGATTTATCGGTACAATTATGAACTTGACGGTATTGCTGATAAATTTTTCAAAGATATAAGTTCTTTATTTTTTCCAAATTTAGTTATGCGTTCCGAGCGTAGAGCAAGAGGTATTTATCACGAATTGTTTTTGTGCAATAAAGGTGAAGATACTGAAAAAGGTGGTAAAAGCTGTGGATATGCTATATCATTAAACAGTGCAGACCAGTTAAAAAAATATTCACATTTATTGTCAGATGTTAAGAGGTTAATATTTGATGAATTTCAGTCTGAAACAAATCATTATTGTGCTAATGAGGTTGAAAAATTAATTTCCATTCACACTTCACTCGCAAGAGGGCAAGGTGAACAGTCAAAATATTTACCGATTTATATGCTCGGAAACCCTGTTTCAATTTTGAACCCATATTATGTACAGTTAGGTATATCAACTCGGTTAAAATCTGACACAAAATTTTTAAAAGGTGACGGATTTGTTATGGAACAGGGATATGTCGAAAGTGCAAGCATAGCACAGCGAGAAAGTGCATTTAATAGAGCATTTTCAAGTAATAAATATGTTGCTTATGCAAGTGAAAATGTATATCTCAATGATAACCAAGCATTTATTGAAAAACCAAATGGCAAATCACGATATTTAGCGACTTTAAAATATAAAAATAAAGAGTATGCTGTTCGTGAATTTGCTGACGAAGGTATTATTTACTGTGATGATAAGGCTGATATGTCTTACCCCACAAAATTAGCAATCACAACAGCCGACCATAATATTAATTATGTAATGCTAAAAAAGAATGATATTTTCTTGTCAAATTTAAGATATTATTTTGAAAGAGGCTGTTTCAGATTTAAAGACTTAACTTGCAAAGAAGTTATATTAAAATCCCTATCTTATTAGGTATCAGAGTATGTGAATAATTCTGAATAAGGTTGGATAGCACAGTTGGAATATACTGCCGACACTATTATTCGGTTTCGCTGACCGCTTTTTTATTGCATACTTTATTGATATAAAAACCCTATGCTTTTTGCATAGGGTTTTAACTTTATCTCATTTGATAAGTAGTATCTACTAACAATACACCACCCCTAATTCTTTTTGGTAAAAGTTTAGAGGGAACTATTAAACCGATTTTAAAATCTGTTAAGTCACGCTTTACTGATAAGAATTTTTGTTCTTCTTCTGTATATTTTTCACCCTTTTTTATTGCATTATTAGTCATTGATTTAATGAATAAATTTTTGCATTTTTCAGGCATACCTGCACACTTAACATTATAATATGGTGTATCAATAGGCTTTAAATTTTCAGCAATAACACGCTCTATGTATGTTTTCTGTCTTACAAAAATAGCTTTATCCCAACTTGCTTCTAATTTCCAACAGCAAAAGTTTTTATCATCTACCTTAATTCCTTTTATTTTTTCAGGAGGTAAATCGCAATGAATACTGTCAGTGTCGGCATAAATAAAGCCACATTTATCTACACCATAATAATTTTTTTGTGCCGCTCTAATAGTAAAATTTCTTGCGTATGAAGTAATTGCACTACCAACAGGGATATATCCTGCTTGTTTGTTGCTCTCACATACAGAAATAAAGCCTAAAGATTTATCTTCTTTTACATAAGCGACCTTAAAACTACTATCTGTGTTACTTGCCATTTTACCATATAGGTTATTTAAAAATAGTTTAGCTAATTCACGCTTCGCCCCTTTACTTTCTAATTTTATTTTTTTATATTTTTCAATATAACGGTCAAAAATACCAATAGCAGAATTGAAATAACAGCCGTCTAAGATTTCAAAGTCAACTAAATCATAATGTTCCTTAATTAACTCGTAGTCTGTCATTGTTAATGTCATCTCTACCCTTGTATCGCAAAGTTGTTTTTCTCGGTTATAATAATGTGTATAATATTTATTTGTTTTGCTGTCAAAATAATCGGATGAAGCTAAGCATTCATTACTTTTATAAAGTAAATTACCTTTTAATTGTATAAAAGGTAAATAACCAGTCTTAATATAAAACCTTGTTTTCACTCTAACAAAGTAATATTTATCAGGGAATAATGCTTCGGGTGGTATATAATTACCACTCCAAAAAGTCGGTTGACCTATCGGGTATCTGTTTCCACTTTCGCTTGACATCATAGAGGGATAAAGAGAATTTACATCAGCAGTTGTGCCATTGTTATAAATTTTGTTTTCTTTGCCTTTTACTAAATAACACCAACCACCCTTGTATGAGCGTCTTATCCATTCACCCTCATTTTTATACTTGTGTACAGTTATATCTAAATCGTTTTGGTACAAATCTGGGAACATTTCAGCGTATTTATATTCTCCTGTTATTTTTTTATATTCAGCTAAACAACAAGAGCCTATTGTTAATTTATTATGCCCCTCTGAAAAGATAATTTCTAATGCTTCTTTTAATACAAGAACATCATTAGCTATGTATTCTTTTTCATCATCACTAATTGGACAACCTGCGTACCTAAACCCAGTGTATTCCATTTCTAATTTTTGATGTTTAGTTTTAAAACTTTTACCAATTTTCTTTAAACTAAAGGGCAATAATTTTAAGCTATCTCTTAATTCTATTATATGATTATTAATTTTAATAATAATATAATACCATTGTCCCATTTCAGATATTGAATACTTAAATGATTTATTTTTCATCTCTTTAGTGTCCTTCCATCGAACAACTACACCATCACCACTTAAATCATCATACGCTTGTTCAAATCCTAAATCAATTAACAAATATGAAAGCCAAAAAGAACCGTCAAATTTTAGGTTATGATAATATCCACATATATTACAATTTAAAGAAGTGAAATAGTTAAATTGTTCTTCAATTGAATGAAAAATTTTAACATCTTCTGTATTTAATTCTACACACGCAGAACTCCATACTTCTGTATGTTGTTGACCTTTATAAACTGTTGTTTCAAAATCACAAGCAAAAGTTTTGAATTTCCTAATCCTCATAACTATCAGATACCAAGTCATTCTGTTCTTGTAATTCCCCGAGTTGCTGTGCTTCATCTAAGGTAGGTATTTCTCCACCCTTTAATAGTATTACTAATTTTGAACTTAACCGTTGCCAATTTCCCTCTTCTTCTTTGCTACTTGCCCAATAGACAGTATCAATACAGTTTGTAATTTCTAATGCGTTATCTTTTGCATATTCTTCTAATGCACTTAAAGCATTTTGCTCTTCATATTTTTCTATTGTCTGCTTCCAAATATTTGAATAAAAATAAGACGGAGAATAATCGTTAGCTGTTGCTTCTCTTTTCCATATGTATCTATAATCATCAGGTACATCATCAGTTAATTTCTTCATAACATAATCAACATTTACTAATCGCTCACCGATTTCGTCAATTACATCAACAGTAGGATAATACTCTGAACTTTTGTTAGTATCACTATCTTTTGTGACTTGCTTCTTTTTGTTTTTTGAGCTAGGCTTTTTCTTTTCTTTTGTTTCAGTAGGTTTTTTATCCACTGATTTCTTTTGCTTTTGTTCAGTAGATTTTTTATCTTTTTTATCCGCTGATTTCTTTTCTTTTGTTTCGTCAAGTTTTTTACTCTTGATTTTAATTTCTTTATTTTTTTGTCGAGTTGCTTTAGCTTTTAAATTTGCACGATAACGCTCTATTCTTCTACCCTCTTGACCTGTAAAAGTTTCGTTCGATATTTCGTCGTGATAAACTGCTTTATCGTATAAATTAGAGGGCTTAATATTTTTTATCTCCTCTAATTTTTTTCGTGTTACACGCTTAGGCTGTTTCGGTAAAACATTATCGTCAAATTCATAACCTCTTTTTCGGGCATTACGAATAAATCTTTTTATACGATATAATTCTCTTTTAAATGCCATTTGATTTGCTGTTAATTTTTGGCTTGACTTTCTTTTCATTTTTCTAAACCCCCATAAATAGCAATTCCCCCACCGCTATTAAAAGCGGTGAGGGTATAATGAAGTAATTATACTATCGAGCAAGTGATAAACTGCTTACCCTTATAGTTTTTACTGTCAAGCTTGTAAATCTCAATTTCGTAATCTTCACCTGTGCCGCTCATTTCTTCGACAATTTCTGTAAAGGCTTCAAAGAATGAAGTCGAGCCTGTTACATACTTGTTTCCTGCTGTGTCAACTACAACGAAATTCTGAAAATCTTTGTCCTCTTTTGACTTTTCGTTGTGTACATCAAGCACCGCATAATAAGCTGGTGAAATAACAAGTGGTGTGTCCTTGACTGCTTCGTCAAGTTTAACAGCGTTTCTTGTGTCTTTCAGCATAACACGCTCTCTTGCTGTAAGTTCCTTTGATACGGAATTGATTTTTACTTCGTAATCTTTTGTCATAATTTAACTCTCCTTGTACTTTTAGTTTTAGTTGTTTTCTTCTGTTGCTTCTCCGCAAATCTTGCCATATTCCTTGCGAGGAGGAAGCTCGTCCGCCGTTTCAATGAATTTCTGCTCACTCATACCGTACAACTTTTCTTCAACAGTAAAGTCAACAATGTGAACAGCTTTCTGCGTGTCATTGTTAATGACCTTTTCAACTTCTTTGAGCATAGCTTTTTCGTCCTTGTAAGTACGAGGAAGCGTTACTCTTTCGTTGAAAGGTTCGCCATTTACAATGTCCAAACAGAGAACAGTTACAATAGTTGTTTTAATTGTACGAGTTACCTGTGGTGTTCTTGCCATTTCTTTTTTCACTCCTTTTTGTTATAGTTTGCAATTGTGTTTTGATAAGGTAAATTCGGGAGTTGCACCCAACAAAGCTAACTGTAGATTTACCGTGTCGAGGACAACTTTTCAGAGTTGCCCTCTAATTGCATAGGTTTGAGGGGGTGTAGACCTCTATCTGAGGTTATAACTAATTATAGCATATTATAGGTATGTTGTCAATACTTTTTTCGATATTTTTTAACTAAAATTTCAAAATATTTTCGTTATCTGACAACGATTTTAAAGCTTTGATTGAGTCATTACATAAGTTATTGACTGAACATTTATCGCATTTATTGTTGCAACATTCTTCGTCAATTACTGTAAACATTCTTTCAATCATAATTCCTAAAAATTTCTTTTCATAGGTTGTGTAGTTGCTTGCATTAAAGGTTAAATTATCCATTATATTTTTCCTTTTCAATCAGCTTTAAAGCGTGAGCGTGAGCTGATTTAATGTCAGAGCAAAGTGTTCTGATTTTACAATCTGAACAATTATTATTTTCGCAACTGCCTATAAAAAAGAAATTCTTTAAACCCTCAGCTAAGATTAGCTTTTCAAATAGTGTATAATTAGTTGAGCGTATTGTAATCATTTTTTACCACTTCCTTTTTTATTAACACCCGACACACGGTTTACACCGTGTCATAAATAATATATTTCGTCTTTTACAATACGAATAGCACGGACATCAATAGCTCGACAATAATATTCATCAGCAACCCATTTTGTCAACATAAATGAGGTGTTATTGGTAATGTGTTTTACAATTTCATTGTCAAATTCATAATTTTCCACAATTTCACCGTCAAAATCAAAATATAACGCTTTGATATAAGCTGATATTCGGTTACGACACTCCGTTTCATTTTTACCCTTTACAATGATAGTTGTCCGTGGTAAAAACGGAATAATTTTTTCAACATAATTCGTTCTTTTGTAGGTTTCATTTGTACCTGTTGAAACAGCATAAATTATTTCCATAATTTTTTCTACCTCTTTTTTCTTAATTTTTTAGGATTTGCACCCGACACACGGTGTAATACCGTGTCATTTACATTTTGCAAAATAAACTCTCTCATATTTATTATTTGCAAAATAGTAATTACAAAGGCTCGTGAACATTTCTGAAACTCTACGAGTATATTTACCAATTTCATAAACACTACCCTCATAAACAAAACCTAACACATAAGCCTTATAAGGAAAACTCTCCATAGTGCGATACCTTCTTTTAAATAATATGATTGGTATAACACAATATTCAACATTTTGTATGGTGACATTTACAAGTAAATCCATTGTTATAAAAGTATTGAGATAACCTTTTTCCGCCCATTTAAGGGAATTGAAGTTACCCTTACTCTGTAAAACATTAACAATTTCATTAGCTGTAATTAAATCTAACATAATTTTTACCTCTTTTTTCTTAAAAATTTTTGAGCTTACACCCGACACAAAGAGTACAAAGTTTATTTCTCTGTACTCTTTTTTGTTATATTGCTGGATTACTTTCTGATAAAAACCATTCTTTACCTGTTGCCTTTTCATATTCTTCTTCGTATGCTGTAAAAATTTCTTGTTCTGTACAAGCTTCCGATAGTTTATCTTGTACTATCTCTAAAATTACATCGTCCATAAACATTAATGCAAAATCAAAACATATTTCACAGCCGTTTTTATTTACTACTTTCATTTTAAATCCCCTTTTTTCTTGAATTTTAGGTTTACACCCGACACAAAGAGTACAGTAATTATTTCTCTGTACTCTTTTTTGTGCGTTTTATTAATAGGTTAATTTTAATTAGTATCTTTCCAAATTTTTGGAGTACCGTCAGCATTTACAAGTAAAGTTAAAATGCCAGAATTACTGTCATAATTTGACATTGAATACATTACCTTTGTATCTCTATCATACAATATCGTTACATTTGCATATTGTGTGCTTTCACCTACTTTTACAAACATATTATCAATGTTATTTGTTGTTGTTTTAGCTTGACAAGCACACAATATCAATGCAAATGCTGAAATAATTATGACAGAAATAAGCAAAATATATTTTTTTCGTCTTGACAAAATAGACTCACCTCTTTTTTCTTAATTTTTAGGTTTACACCCAACACACCGAGAGTGCAGAGGTTATTCCTCTGTACTCTCATTTTCTTCTGTCGCTTTGCGTGGTGGCAAAATTTTTGCGTGTTGAATAAATTCTTTTTCTGTCATACCGTAAAGCTGTTCGTTATAATTGACTGACTGACAAGAAACGACTTTAAGTGTTGCAGTTTCAGCAGTTGCCTTGTACTTCTTTAAGGCTGTTTCACTGTCAATCCGTCCTGTTAATTCAGCAGTGACAACTTCAACATTTGCTGTTTCAACATTAACGCACATAAATTCAGCCGTAGTTACTGTGATTGTTCTTGTGATTAACTTTTCTTTTTTCATAATTTTTTACCTCTTTTTTAATATTTTTTGAGTTTTTACACCCGACACAAAGAGTACAGTGATTATTTATCTGTACTCTTTTTTGTGCTTATTCTTCTGTAATTTCAAGACTTTTAAATAGCCAAGCACCATTTTCCCCATTCCAATAATTTTTTGCCCACTTTTCAAGCCATTTTTTCTTTTCTGCTTTTTTAAAGGTACGGTCATACCTTAAATCAAAACCGTGAAAATAATCGCCGTGTTCATTTGTAATTGTCAGATAAAACCCATTGCCGTACTGTTCACTGTCATAGTAGAATGTGCAACAGTATTTCAAACACTTTTCAACTAATAAACCTGTTGAAGTATTAGGACTCACAATTTTTACTGTCATTTTGCAATGAGTGTGTAAAAGTTCAAATGGTGATTTTTTCATAATTTTCAACCTCTTTTTTTTAATTTTTTGAGTTTTTACACCCGACACCCCGAGAGTGTAGAGGTTATTCCTCTTCACTCTCGTTGAAAAATTCATCTTCTGTCATATTAACTAATGACAAAAGATAATCAAAATCTTCAATGAATAAAGCATATAATTGCTCGTCAGAAATTATGTTACAATATACATAGGATAACTCGGTTTCTAATTCATCAAGTTTTCCTAATTGGTTGAGTTTCTCTATGCTTTTTCTTATATCCTCTCGACACTCTTCGCTATATTGCAACAAAGATTTTTCATAAATAATTTTCATAATTTAAAACCTCTTTTTTAATAAATTTGAGTTTACACCCGACACAGCCGTTTATTCAACGGCTATAATAAAATCTTCACGCTTACAATTAAAATATTTGCAATAATACTCAATAATTGCATTAGCACTTTCAAAGTCATAACATTTTTGTATTGCTCTTGCGTCTTGTAATCTTGCATAATAATTTTCCTCTGATGTTACGCAATATCCAAAAATGGTTTTGTAAATAACATATTTCATAATTTAACCTCTTTTTTAATAATTTTTTGAGTTTACACCCGACACACGGCATAACACCGTGTCAGCAATACCTTTTTTCCATAAAAATCCTGTCATAATCTGAAAAATAGGCTTTACAAATTTGTGTCATTTGTTTTGATGTTGTTTGAGAATACTTTCCTATTTCATAAACAACACGGTCATAAACAAAACCAACAACAGTTTCGTATGACATTATAGGCAATACAAAATATTCATCGTTTCCTATGGTAACATTAACTAATGCTCCCATTGTTGTATAAGCATTACAATGATTAAATCTAAACCATTCAATATGGTGCCTTTCACTCTGTAAAGCGTTTCTAATATCATTTACTATAACAAAATTCAACATAATTTTTTAACCTCTTTTTTAATAAATTTGAGTTTACACCCGACACACGGAACATATAAATATTCCGTGATTTTTCGTGTGTTTCGTCGCAATTTTCAGCGTGACAGTTATAATATAACCGTTTTCACCTATAAGCATTATATGCCTATTTTTGACACTTATACATAGCATAAGCGAGTTACACTCATCAGGGGTGCTTTTTTCAAAAAAGAGTATAATATTCAATTGTCAAGGTGCATTGTGCTATGTTAGGACGCTCTCACAGCGTGCAATTCAGATAACACAACGGTGTTACAGATTTACCGTTCTGATTTTTAACAAGTGTAAAGGTGAACCCTTTACTAATGGTATTGTACCACAGTTTACTCTGAATGTCAATACCTTTTTTGAAAAAAGTTTTGAGAAATTGTTGAAGTCAGTGACCATCAAGGTATGTACTTCAAACCCTCTCGAGCTTTTCTATTATGTATTGTATCACAGTTTACTCTGAATGTCAATACCTTTTTTGAAAAAAGTTTTGAGAAATTGTT